GGACTACTTGTACCGATACCTACGTTGCCTGAATTGTCGATACGCATACGTTCTGTATCGCCATCTGAAGCATCAACACCAAACTTCAAACCAGTAGTAACAGATTGTATTCTTGAAGATACAACACCTTCTTTAGTTAATTGAATACCTGTATCGGCTGTATCTGATAGGTGTAATAATTGTAAAGGGTTGGTTGTGCCAATTCCTACCCTATTGTCGGTTGAATCAACATAAAGAGTATCAGTATCAAAGGTAGCATCACCTGAAACTGTTAGGCTCGATAGTGTGCCGACTGAGGTAATGTTGGTTTGGGCTGCGTCTGTAACTTTAAGATTAGCAAAAGCATCTACAACAGCTGCTCCTGCACCTGCTCCGTCTGTATAGATGACCTTAACATCACCATTTGGAATGGTTACGTTGGCTCCTGAGCCTTGTGATATTGCTATTGACTGAGAACCGCTAGTTGCGTTTTCAATCATAAATATTTTAGAAACGGTATTAGGTGCTATTGTTAGTGTTCTGGTTGCAGTCAAAGATACGCCAGACGTTACTTTGACGTAAATACTTCTATAGGGGTCGGTTGAGCCGTCTGCTATTGTTTCTGTTTTATCGGCATCTGTATCAAAGGTTGCAACAGTAGAATAGCTGAAAGCTTCTGCAATAAGCTCTAGGTTTGTATTGGTAGAAGTTCCCCAAGTTCCTGACTCATCACCAGTTGCTATTTCTTTTAATCTTAAATCATTTACATATGTGGCCATTTATAATCCTCTTTTGTTCTTTTATGTATAACCCATTATGCGACCTCTTTCCAGTTCGGGGTTTGACTATCGTCTATATTACTATAATTAGACGTTTGTGTCGTTGTAATATCATTATAGTTAGGAGTTTGGTCAGTATCAATAAGTCCGTAGACTAAAACTTTACCAACTGCAGCAGTCACTGCTAGTCCAGTTAAGCTGGCAATAGCTTCACCATCTACCTCAACATCACCTAAAGCGGTATCTGCTTGAACGCCATTAATACCGAATTTAAATTCTGTTGTGACAGCAACTGTGCCCAAAGCTGTTGTTGCTTCTTGACCAATCAAAGTCAAATTAGCTACACCACTAATGGCTGGTGCACCCAACTCAGCAGTGGCTATGCGACCATTGACAGGAACATTGGCTTCACCATCTACAGAAACAGTAACGCCACCCAGTGTTGATTCTAAGCCACCAAGAGTAACGTTAACAAAAGTGGTGACTGCGGCATCACCTAAAGCAGTGGTAGCTTCTTCACCATTAGGCGACACATTGGCTTGCCCACTAATGCTTGTTGTGCCTACAGCTGTAGTTGCTTCTTGTCCTGTGAGAGTCGTATTAGCAACACCGCTAATACTTGGCGTACCAACTGCCGATGTTGCTTCTTGTCCGTTTGGAGTGACGTTGGCTTGACCTGTAACATTTACAGTTCCTAGATTGACAGTAACCGATTGTCCAGTTACAGAGACATTAGCAACACCAATAATATTTGGTGTACCTTCTTGTGCTGTAGCTTCTTGACCTGTCGGAACGACATTAACTTCTGTAAATACAGCAACTGTACCTAATTGTGAATTGGCTTGAAGACCAGTAAGTTCAACAGGAAGTGCAGTGCCCCATGCACCATCTCCCCATGTTCCTCTGCCCCAACCTGTCTGTGTTGCCATGGGTTACCCCCTAGGCAATACGAATTATGGCTGCACCAGATGAGGCTGTTGGGAAAGCAATGGTAAAGTTACCAGCACTTGATGATTTGTTTGAACCAAAATCTATTGCTGCTACTGTATTATTTCCTGTAGCTGAATCGTTATAAATTAAACAGCCACGAGCTGTAATGGTTTCAGAAGCGAATGTTAAATCAGAAAAATCAACAAAACCAACATTAGAAGACACGGTTGGTGTACTGGCTGAAACAGTAAGTGCTCCACCACCAGCTGAATAAGTGTTTGTGCCTGATGCCTCATTAGCTGTAATGTAAGATGCTGTTGACGCATTTAGTGTAGCTCCTGAAGTATAAAGTGCTAATTTAAACGTATTACCACCTGAGGTAGCAAACGTATGTACGCCTTTAAGTAAGTCTCTCTTAAAAGCGTCTGTGATTGTTGATGTTATTGCCATTAAAGTCTCCTAATTAAATCTGCTTCTTCTAGTTTACCTGCTTTTTCTAATCTCTTGCAAATAGTTTGTCTATCTGCCTTGATAGCTTCTATCATATAGAAATGCACAGTTTTTTCAATAGCTTCTTTAAAAGCTTTTGATTGTTCTGCAAAAGGTGAACTATCCGATATTGATATTATTTTGCTCATGCATTTATCAACAAAGTATTCTGGCTTATGTCCACCTTCATCAGAAGTATAAACCTTAACACTACCTAATTGAAATTTTTTGGTTGGTAACATTAATATTCCTTAGGTTCTGGTGGTTGAGGGACATCGTCATGCCTGCCTCTTAAGTAACTTTGCACTACTGGTTGTTCTGTAGGTAAACTAGACCTTTTTGCTACCTCAAATCTTTCACCATCGGATAAGATAACCAATGGGTCGTCCAGTCGATGATAGCCATAGAGTTTTTCTTCAGCAGGTACATCACTGTCCATCAATGAGCAATCAGCAGAAATATCTACTTTAATGCCTTTTTCTAAACATTTAGCAATCCAAAACTCAACACAAGCACGGCCAGCTTCAGCAAAATTAATATTGCCTCTGTATGTGTAGTCGCAACCAAAGAAACTAATTTGTCTGGCATTGCCGACATAAGCGTAAGCTACAGCATAAGCAACTGTATTATTAAAGTAATGACACACTGTTTTTGATATAACTTCTTTTAAAGGATAGAGTTGTAAATTTTTTACTCTCTTATCTTCTTCGCAAGTAATTATGGGACAATCATCCCAACAACCATCCATCAATATTTTAGTCATAGCTTTGGCTTGATTGCCAGTAACGTCAGAGTCTAAAAATCTTGATGGTGGGTCTAACATAAATAGACGGTCACATTTGTATGCCGCTGCTGCAGCATTAATGCACCAAGTTTCGTGATATTGAATTCCATGCTGTAAAGCCATGGCATAGTATTTTTGCGTATGACCTAAACCAATAATCGCAATGGATTTACCAGTTAGGTCGGGGACTACGTTGTTTGCGTTCTGAGCCTGTCGTAACGATACTCGTCCTTTGTTCCCCTTGCTTCGGCTTCGTTCTTTAGTCTTGATAGTTCCTCCAAATATCTATCGTTATATAACTTCAATAAATCCGGTTCACCTTTAAGAAACGTATATGCTTCAAAAAGCGAACCGTACAGTAAAGCGTTTCTTGCATTATTCGAAAGCCAAGTTCCAGCTGTTGCTGATGTTAAGCTTTGAGGCTTATAAAAATAATGTAATTCCACATTATAATCACTGTCTGGTACGGGAGCAACTGTTATAGTTGAATCATTTTCAGAGCTCTGATAACCTGCATCAAAATCCGCATAATATTTTGGCAAGCCACGCAATGTTGCATCTGTAGTATCTTCAATGTAATCATTGATAAAAGTAGGATGCTTTTTTTGTAAAAATTTATAATCACCATTGGAATCTATTACTGCCAAAGAGAATGTCAAAATGTAATCAGAAGGAGCCGAAAGAAATCGGTTTCCTGTTGTTAAATTACCTGTTACGTTTTTTCTAAAGACGTTGAGTTGAACTTCTCTAAGGATTCTGTCTTCAGCACTTATAATAATATCATCAAGAGTGTTTGTGAAGGTTGTTTCGGTAGATTCACAAAAGTTTTGTATTAAAGTTTTAAGTTCTGCTAATGTCATTCTGTTGTTACTGTAATTGTTCCTAGGCTTGATTGTACCTCATATCCATAAAATGAAAAACCAATATCATCAAGGTTTGTAAATACACGACCTAGATTGGCTTCTTTGTCGGTATCGGGTCTTGGCTCATAAATAGCTACTGGGTCGGCACCAACATCGTTAAGCTCAAGTTGCGGATGTTTTGGTTCATAGCATTCATAACAAACCTTAAAACCTGTCCACTCTTTTTGTAATTCGTGCAAATGGTATTTGAAACCGCAACGGTCACATAATCCTTTAGCGTACTTGCCAGCCGCATATGCCATTATGGACTCCTTTGTCTTCTGGTATCAGGACGGATACGGAAACTATTTCTTGGTTCGTCTTGGTCTGCTGCTCTTTGAAACTCTTCTTCATAGATTGCTTTTAAAAACTGCATTCTTTCTGGAGCTCTTTTTTGTGCTATGTAATATGCTAATCCAGCAGCCAAACAAGGGTAAAATCTAAATGGTAATTGCAATGTATCTCTGTTGGAATCAACATCATCCATACGCATTAATCTGTTAACGACCAATTTATCTGTTGAATCGTCTGGTGTTGGATAGACATAAATTTTTGGTGTTATTTGTTTGTCAACGAAATATTGCGATGGTCTGGCTTGTTCTGACTTATTAGGGATATGTAAATATTCGGCACGTCCTATACGACTTATTTGTATGTCTGTGTTGGTTGAATTATTAACTTCTCTAACAACCACGTCTAATACATCAATTACTGCTGTAGGATTGGTACTGTCTAAATCATAAGATGAAGTGCCAGCAACCAAATCTATGGTTGTTTGGCTTACAGTCCATTGGTTGAGACCTCTATTGGCCCATTCAGCTAATAATAAATTTAAAGAACGTCTAGCGGAATCAAGGTCGTAGCCAGTCCTGAGCTCAAGACCACAACGCTCAAATGCTTCTTCTATATAATCAGTTACTTCTAATTCAAAGTTTTTGCTGCCCGATACTGCCATTTATTATTTACGTTTTTTTGCTGAGCCGCCACGTTTTTTCATGACTCTGTTACTCATGACGCTACCGCCGCCACGTTTTTTCATTACGCCACGTTTTTTGTTGCTTCTCATTTTGCCACGACTTTTCATAATTTGCTCCTATCTGTATTTAGTTTGCTTTCTGCGGCCAGCCATCACAGCACCGCAACCTTTATGATACTTTTTCTTTTCGCCATTTACTATACCGCCGGTTTTCATGTAACCCATTTTGTTACGCACTTTCTTTGGTAGCTTGGCTAGACCTTTGTTTTTCTTTGGGACTGATTTTAAACTCACTTCTTTTTTCCTCCTCTTAATAAATCTTTATCGGCTTTTCTAGCTCCTCCTTTTCCTGTAGCAAAACTTCTTACTCTGCCACAACCCCAAGATTGTGGTGTTTGGCCGGGTCTTGACCCAGATGAATAATAGGCACCCATGCCACGTTTGTACACCTTCATTAATGTTGAAGTTGATTTACCAGAACTCTTGGCATACTTTTTAACACAAGCCGGTGTCTTGGATGCAGAGCCACCTTTTTTGTATTTATCTTTGGCTCTTTCTTTAGCAATCTTATCCATTTCTGCACCAGATAGTTTGCCTGCTTTGTATTTTTTTGCTGTTGCTTTTATTTCTGCTCGTCTTTTTTTTGCTTTAGAAGCTGAAAGACCTGCTGTGTATTTTTTTGGTACACCACTTGTTTTTGGTACTTTTTTAAATTTTCTAGTCATGGTCCAAATCTATATCAATTGCATCTTGTATTGAATCCATCATTTCTTTAGGGATAGCTATGTCTACGTCTTGCAGTAAAGCTTGAACGGTTGGGTTCAAGTCTTCTATTTGCATATCCAACACTGCTTCAAATATATCTCGATATTGTTCTCTAGGCAGCCAATTTGTGCCTCTTTGGCTTCTTTTTTTGCAATCAAAACGCCAAGCTTCATCTAATTGTTTTTCTGTATATAAAAGCATATTACCATTTTTTACAAGACCAATATCTTGCTGTGAATTTATCTTTGGCTGTAGCACACTTATGTCTAGCCCTAAATGATTTTCTTCTAGCTGGTTGGTCTTTTTTAATTGTCATATTGGCATCGCCAAAACGTATCAGCTTTACCTCATTGCCTTTCTTTGCTAACACAGCAAATTTCTTGCCGCCTTGTCTGTCTCTTTTTGGTTTGTTGTAACCAGAAAAAGTTTCACCACGATACGTTAGTTTACCGCTTGGTGTTCTTTTAACATTTTTTGTTGTTGCCATTAGGAACCATCTCCTGCGTTTTTAATATATACGATATCAAGTCCTGCAGATACTTCAACGTTACCGCTGCCCGAATCCGATATGGCTCTGACTTCAATATCTGTTTTTTCAGTAAACTTAAGCGGAAAATTATATTTTTGTACTATAGCCCCACCGTCTACTTGTATACCAAACTTGTCTTTTACTTGAAAAACACCACTTGGTTTTCTAGCAACAATAGTGCAGGTCAACAATTTGTTTGAAGTAGTGCAGGCTGCTGTTACATTGGTCTGATACAAATAGGCTGAATAACCTCTTGGTACGGTCCATAAAGCCATAAGTGTTTGATTGTCGCCAATAGCTACGGTTGCGTATTTATTGCTAGGTACACCACTTGAAGGAGCCGCTTCATCGCCAACGTAAATTACTCCAGCGTTTTGACCACCACTTCCTGCGGTATTGACAATTATTCTATTAACTCTAATCCAGTTAGAAGCGTCCCCCAACTGAACACCAGTTTGTCCATCCAAATCGACAGTTACCGACACCTCATCGTAATTGGCATCTAAGCCAAAAACAGTCGCAGTTCTTGCTCCTGTCCCTGCTACATCGTCATCGGTTGAAGAACTGGATATGTAAAGGGTGGTAGCTGAACTTAAATAAGAATACAGACCTCCTTGGGCCCATATGGTTTCTAAAGAGTTATCTATATCTGGGTTGAACCCAAATTTAAATTGTGTTTCATGCCAAGCAACATGACCCCTTGAGACCTGTAGCTCAAAGGGTTCAGTTGTACCTACTCGTGAAATCGAGGAGATTTCAGCACGATTAGCCATACTTCTTCACCAATTCAAGAATTACCGTATAAGTATCTCCTGAACTAGCTCCAATAGTAGAAAAGTCTATGTCTCCAGTTTTACCTGTACCCGCATTGTTAGGAATGCCCGTAAAGCTAGAATAGTCGTGATAACCATTTGAATCTGGTGATAGACCAATGGCTAAAACATTGGCTGTGGCATCAAATTCAAGCTCTACGCCCATACCTACGCATTGCCACCAAATTCTATTGATGGCAACACTTGAACAAGCTTGTCCTTTAACATCTGCTGCTAAAGCTGAAACGTCAACTTTCTTAACGGCACTTTCTCCTGTTCCATCACTAATATTGGTAAATTTCAAAACAGCAAGTCTCTCACCGTCTTGAATGGTTTGTGATGTTACTGTGTCTGCCATTTATCCTCCTATTACTGGTCAGCAAATGCTGGAGCTGTTGCTCCTGTTACGGAACCCCAAACATACCAGTTGGTGCTATCTTTAGCTACTACATTGATGATTGCAGAACCGGGAACGTTTACTTGTAATTTACTGTTTGAATCAGCATCTGAGAAAACAACTGAAGCTGCTCCATCATCGGTATCATTAAAAGCTACGTTACCAATAAAATAATTGGTATCGGAACCTGAATCAATAATAAAGTCAGTTGCATCGGCTGCTTCACCGCCATAAACAAATTGAAAGCTTGAACCAGCTACTGGACTAGGCAACGTATATGTGTTGTCTTGACCACCATTTGGTACGATTAATACACGACCGCTGTGGGTAGCGTTTGTTAAAGATACATCACCATCGGCTAATGCTACTGGAGCACCACCATATGTAATAATTTCAGTTACAGCACCAGTTGTACTGTTTTTGCTAACGGATTTAAAACCATTTTCGGACCTTACTGGACCTGAAAAAGTTGAGTTTGCCATATTTGCCTCCTTAATACTGTCGTCTTGGCTTGTCTGCTAGGTCAGTCGACAGAGGGTTGATTAATACCTAGAAAATTAAGTATAACTGAAAAAAAGAGAGGCATAAAGCCTCTCCGCACTATTTGATTTTAATAGTTTTTGGTTTCTTATCTTCTGGAATTACTTTTTCCAAATCAATAATTAGTAAACCATTTTCTAATTTAGCCCCTTTGACTTCAATGTATTCGGCTAAAGTGAATTGCAATCTAAAGTCTCTTTCAGCAATACCACGATGCATATATTCCTTATCGGAAACTTTGCTCTCATGGGAAATGTTTAAAGTGCCTTCGACCAATTCAATGTTTATGTCGTCTTTTGACAGGCCTGCTACAGCCAATTCGACATAAATCTTATCGCCATCTTTGCGAATATTATACGGGGGGTAACTAGGTTGAGACTCTTTAGAAAGTCTTTCTAGTCGGTCAAATAGTTTTTCAAAGCCTAACACCTGACGCGTTAGTAACGGATTTAAATTATACATAAGTCCTCCTTAAAGCAACTTACAAGTTAATGTTGACCTCACCTGAGCATCAACAATTTAATTATAGGGATTTTTTAACAAAAAAAAAGGGAGACCGAAGTCTCCCTCAAAACAAACAAAAGATGTTTTATGCTGCACCCGGAGAACCGAATACACATCTTGGGTCAGAAACCCCAAATGAATATCTTTCTCTAGCTTTAAATCTAACGTTTCCAGTATCGAAATCGCCTTCCATTGAAGTTTGGAGAGGTGTTCTTTCGAAGTATTTGAAACCGTTTGGTGCATCAGTCTTAATGAAGAAAGCATCAGGGTCTGTTAGGAAGTGGTTAATTACATAACCATCAGGTAACATTCCTGAACTTCTGATAGCGTTAATATCGTTATCAGATGTGCTTACTCTTAATTCTGATTTCATCAATCTTTCAGCAACAAACTGAAGTTCTGGTGGAACAATCAATTTGCTACCTTGGATAGCTAATACCAAACCTCTTTCATCTTCATACTGAGAAATATCAATTAAAGCGTTTTCTAAAGATGTTTCATTTAAATCAGCAGGTGTTGAAGGTTCATTTCTAAAAGAACCGCCAAATGCTAATGGGTGGTCTGTAGCACAAAGCTCTTTTCCATCACCATAAGTAACACTTGAACTAAACGCATTGTTTAACACAGATGCTGACTTAATCTGTTTTGTATGAGCCATAGACCTTGCTAATGCTTTGGTGTATCTAGCACCTAATCTATCATACAAGTTATCTTCAACAGCTTCTTCAGTTAAAGCAAACGCTAAAGCTATGGTTTCGTGGTTGTATCTTGATGTATATGCTTCTGCAGCATTATCAAATGATACTCCAGCACCCTCTGATTTCACAGGGGCATTACCAAAGCCTGTTAACATTACTTCTTCTTCAAAAGCTCTATCGGATGACTCTTGCTCATAGATTTCTTCGTGTTCTTTTTCGTACCTATTGTACTCAAGACCGAAGAGAGCATTCAAACCGGGTTCTAGCTCTTTTACTAATTGACTTCTTGAAATAGCCATTTAATTATCCTCCTTATACGCCGGCAGAGCCGTCATTGTAGAATGATTGGTTTAGAGAAACAATCACCTTAGTGTTTACTGCACCTTTTTCATTTTCTGGGTCTTGTGAAAATCTTACGACTTTAAATTGACCAAGAGATGATGTACCAGCAGAATTAACTTCTGCTTTAGAAATACCTATTGAGGTATCACCTGAGGTGTAAGCAATAACAACCGTATTACCAACATTGGTTTGACCCAATGCTGATGATGATTGAACTTCATACAAAGCACTTTTGTCATCTATGACAGAAGCCACAATGTCACTCGCCACGTTGGACGATGACTTTAATTTCGAATAAGTGGGTTTCCCTGAGACTGCGTCTGTAAAGAAACATCCGTTGAAAATACCTAAAACTTTGTCGCTTGAGGCAGTTGCAACGTCAATTTTTCCAGAGCTTAACATCTTAACAGGGTCGCCCATAAATATATTATTACTATTGTCAGATGCTACAGCGTATTCGGATTGACCGTGATTCTGTACGCCTGACCCTAGTGACCCAACAAGTCTAAAACCTGATGGATTATCTGAGTTTGCCATTTAAGTCTCCTATAAATCAAACAATTAATCTTTAGATGGTCTTCCACCGAAGGAAACTCTCGATTGCCTTTCGGGTTTCGAGATTGGCATACTTGGATGTGCTTCTTTCATCAGATTATTGTCAACCGCTTCCATTTGTAATTCAGTTTTATTCTGATAATACGCATTTCTTTGGCTGATTAAATCTTCATCTATTTTACAAAGCATTAATCCACCGACACCAATGTATCCTGAGTGTTTTCCATCCTCCATTATCGGCATCTCAAAATTTGGAACTTCTTCTGGTCGCACAAGCTCCCAGCCTTCCCTAAATTTCATTGAGACGTTTTTCCTATCTTCATTACCTAGATATTCAGCTCTTATCCATCTGTACTTAATGCCATCTGGAGGAGTTGGTGTATCCAGTGATGATGCAGGAGCCCAAACTTTTTTCCTAGCGTTGGTATCTCTAGTTTCCGCAGAACGTGGTGTTCTGTTGCTGACGAATCTTCCATTGTTATCTCTTTCAGCCATTTTTTTACCTCTTAACAAATTTTGCGTACTCTTCAAGCGGTACGTTTAACTTTTTAGCCATTGCTACCTCGGAAGGTGACAATCGAACTTCTTTACCTTTAGCCCCAGATGTTATTCTACTAGCACCAGCAACAGTCTGGGATGCCCGTTGCTTCGTGAATTTTTGAGGGAAATTTTCTTTCAACCTCTTGTCTATTTCAGTGTAATATTCATCGGATTTTGGGTCAAATCCTTCATTCACCAAATCTTCATGTATGGCTTTGGCTCCGTTGGTCATTACTCTGTCTTCACCAAACCATTTGTTCTTCTCAGCCCATTGTAAAGCCTTTTCATCGGGCTGTACAGTTCTTGGCTGTTGGTAGTTTTGTGAAATTGGTTGATTGCTTGGTGCTGCAGCTGGTGCTGCGGCTGCTGATTCGGCTTGTTGTTTAGCCAATCTTAACCTTTCTTTTTCAATAGACAGTTGTGAAATTAAACTTTGAGCCTCAACCATTTTATCAACATCGCCTGATTCATGGGCTGATTTATACAAAGTCTTAGCATCGTTGAATTGCGATGTAATTCTAGCTTCGTATTCTTTTTGATAGCCTGTATCTAAACTGTTGTATTTGTTCTTAAGGTCATCGTTTTCTTTCTTAAGTTGTTGGGCGTAGTTATAAGCAGATACTCTTGCTCTTTCTTCCTCACGCCATTTTCTTGTCAATTCATTGATTCTTTTTTGAACGCCTGAATCGTGTTTCTGTAATCGGTCTTCATCAGAATCATCGCTAGAATCATCTGCTTCTAATTGCTCTTCTTGCTGCTCTTCAACTTGTTCCTCTTCAACAATAACAGCTTTTGCTTCTTCACTCATTTTTTTTCTCCTATAAAGTTTTAATGTCGTCTGGATGTCCGATGGTTCCAATAACATCGTCATCATTAATTATTCTGCATTCGGCATCGTCTTCAAGCCTAAACCTTAATCCGGAATATCGACCAAATATAATCCAGTCGCCTTCCTTACACCAAGGTCCATCAAACTTGTCGTCTTTATATGCAAGAGGTCCAACTTTTAAGACATAACCTGTCACAGTTGCTGCACCTTCTCTATCTATGGTTTCCTTTACCAATTGAATGCCACCTTCGGTTTGGCCTTTGCCACGATAAGGCAATATTAAAAGCCTCCAGCCAGATGGATTTGGTAAACGTTCTATAAGGGATTTATCGAGTTTGCTTGGGTCTAATACTAAATCACTAGAGTCTACATAAGCATCGTCAATTTTCGAAGTCGTCTTCGTATCGCTCATCATTTCTCCTAAGCAGGTCTTTTATAAAGCGTTCTATAGAAGAAAGACCTGTATTTTCTCCTACTAAGAACTGATAATGAGCCATATCTTTAATGCCTCCCGACATTAGGGTTTCAGAGATGCTTGTTCTTGCTTCTCTAATCTCTTTCAAAACTTTCTTTGCGATGTATAAACCATCCATTACAGGCAATCATATATGATGATTTAAAGTAATGTCAAGTTTGCTTAAATTATTTACCCTTTGAAGAATTGTCCTAAGCCTGCAGCAGCTCCTTGCAAGCCAGATAAAGTTGGAAACTGTTGGTTTAATTGGGCTCTAATTTGAGCTTTAAGTATTTCTTCTTGCTCAGGAGTTAATTGAATATCTGTCGGCGGCTGTGCTGCTGGTTCTGACAAAGCTGGTCCCATAGCACCCGGTCCTTTTGGTGGGGTGAAAGGTTCTGTACCACCCGGTTGCGTGACAGGTGGCTCAGGTATTATTGGCGGCTCTGGTATAACTGGTGGCGCAGGAATCACAGGTGGTTCAGGTATCACAGGTGGTTCAGGTATCACAGGTGGTTCAGGTATCACAGGTGGTTCTGGAATAACTGGAGGCTCAGGTATTACTGGTGGTTCTGGCACAACTGGTGGTTCTGGTAATACAGGTGGTTCAAATGGGTCAGGCAATATTTTTTCAGGTGGACCATAAGGTGGAAATGTTGGTGCCGGTGTTGGTTCAGGAGTTGGCAGCGGCGGCAGTGTTGGTGCCGGTGTTGGTGCCGGGGTTGGTTCTGGAGTAGGTGCTGGAGTAGGTGCTGGAGTAGGGGCCGGTGTTGGTTCCGGTGTTGGCTCCGGTGTAGGTGCAGGAGTAGGTGCAGGTGTTGGTGCAGGTGTTGGTTCTGGGGTGGGTTCCGGAGCTGGGGTTGGCATAGGTCTGCCATAATTTAAATAGTAGTCAAACTGGTCTGGGTCCATTTCAAAACGATTGCCTGCAAAGTCGTAATAAACTCCACCATAATCTCTAGCAATTGTAATCTTGTCGCCCAAATCCAAATCAGCATAAGTTTCACCCTCTGGCAAATAGTAACCTTCTGGCCTTGGGGCTGGAGTTGGCTCTGGAGTAGGTGCAGGTGTTGGAGCCGGTGTAGGTTGCGGTGTAGGCTGAGGCGTAGGTTGTGGTGTAGGTTGCGGCGTAGGTTGTGGTGTAGGCTGTGGTGTGGGTGCCGGAGTCGGTTCAATGTATGGTGGTGGTGTTGGGGCTGGTGTTGGTGAAGGTGCTGGCATAGGCTCTGGTGGAGTTATTATTGGCGGCATAGTTGGTGCTGGAGTTGGTACTGGAGGAGGAGTAGGTTCTGGTGTTTGTTGCCCATAAAATTGTGTTGGGTCAACAGTAAATGTTGGGGCAAAAAATTGCCCGATACCTGCTATATCTCCAATCTGGCCATAACCTTCTGGACCTGCTTGATAACCAAAATAAGGTAAGCCTGTGCCGTATTGTTGTTCAGCATATAAACCAGAACCTTGTATTGGTACCATTTCTCCAGTCATTGGATTGTAGACTTCGGTAACTCCTTCGCCTGCTAAGGCTTTGTAGTAATCTTGATAAAACTTCTGCATTTCTGCAGCTCTTTGTTGTTGTTCTTCTGTTATACCAGCAAAGGAACCAACAAATGATTGTAAAAAGTTTTGTAAGTCTGAATCTACTGCTGTGCCGCCACCCGAAGTGCCACCTGAAGTGCCACCGCCACCTTCGGTTGAGCCAAAAGCCAATGAATTGATATATTGTTCAATAGACCCATAAGGTGCTCCTTGAGACACCATATTTAAAATAGAATTTATTTGGTCATCGCTTAATTGCGGGTATAAATCTCTTAAATAAGAAGCAGTAAAAATACTGGTATCTTGTCCAGTATTGAAAGCAAGATATCTTTGGAAGGCTCTATCAATTTCTTCAGTAGAAGCACCTAGCTCTGCCATACGCATAAGTTCTTCGGCTTGGTCAGCCGTTAACCCAGCATTAATATAGCCTTCGTAGTTCATAGTTTAAAAAATGCCTTTAAACTTAAATCCTCTTTCTGCTATACCTTTAGCTCGACTTACGCCACTGCCCATACCCGGTTCTGGTTTGTCTGAGACCTTAATTTTTTCTGATGAAGCATAAGGAACCATACCTTGACCTTTGATGTCAACGCCGTTTTTAAATTTTTTATTTTCCACATTTCCTCCTGTGTTTAATTTTTTTCTTCTTTGCATATCCAAAGCAATAGCAACGGCTTGTTTCTGAGGTTTGCCCTCAGACCTTAACAAAGATATTTTTTTTGCAACTTTATCTTTCGCCATTACCTGCCTTTTTGTATATCAAATAATTTAAATCGCTCTGCTTGGTCGAGCCTTTCCTGTGCAAGCCTAATCCTTTCACTTTGGATTGCAGCATTCTGTTGAAGTCGCTGTTCAGCTAACTGAGCATCGTCCAGATTTTCTTGCTGGTCGATTTGTGCATCCAGTTGGTCTTTCTGAGCCTTACGTTGAATGTCTTGTGCTCTTAATTCTAACTCTTGTTGCCTTAGTTGTACAAGAGGGTCAGGCTGTTGAGGTGGCTGTAATGCTTGTGAGAATTGTCCCATCTGTTGAGCCAAGTTCATAGCTTTCATATTCTCGTACTGTAAAGCAAACTCATCATCGGACAGTGCTGCCAATTGTTGTTGCAGTTCTGGACTGGACAATTGAGCTTCAACTTCTAGTTCGGCTTTAAAGACCATGTGTTCAAATATATGAGCTTGGAGTGAACCCATACCTTGTGGATTTTGCTGTACCAAAGGTGTGCTCATAAAAGCCATATGGGCTTGAATGTGGGCATCGTGATTTTGTTCTTTAAATGCTTTTGGTTCAACGCCATTAATCATTAACTGAGCATTTTCTGTGACTGGGTCGGTTGGCACTTGTTCTTCTGGTTGTTTTAAATAACGGTCTGGGTCTTCAACACCAAGTGAAGCATACATATCACGATAGGCTTCGTAAATTCCCTCTTTGGAATGGACGTTAGGGTTGCTATTGACCAATTGCAATCTTTCTTGAGCAATCATAATTCTTTGTGACATGGAAAAAATATTGGGGTCGGATACCGGAACAATATCAACTCTATCATCAAAGTCGGATTTCTTGATTGCTCTATCGCCACCTGCTACCTCATAAGGATAAATCTCAGGTAGTTGCTCACCAAATATCTTGGCTAGTAATTTAAACTCTATGCGTTGAGCGTAATGCATTCTTTTGTGAATGGCTGACATGACTTTGGTGCCTCTTTCCAATAAAGCTATGGTTGTACCGACTGGCATGGCTTGGTTGGCATCGCCAACTTGCATATCAGCAATAGCCGCAAATCTTTTGCCTGAGTCGACTAATAAACCTAACAAAGAAAGTAGGGTACCCGATGGCTCCTTGAATGGGAGTGGGATAAGGGAGTCTCTAAGAGAACCACCGGGAGCATCTACGTCTCTAAATTCACCGGGCTGTAGTGGGGTGTCGTCATCTCTGACTCTAACACCTCTGGCTTTAAAACCTGCCGGTAAGTTGGCTAGTGTTCCTGCATCAATTAATTGTCTGAGTATTGAAGTCGAAGCTTTGGATAAGCCACCAATCATATGGGTAAGACCAAAGCCATAAAATCCAAGACCGGGCAGGAATTTGTAATGCACAAAATAATTTATCTTTTTCTTTAATGGGTCGTCTGGGTTGTAGTTTCTTCTAATGGATAATACTTGGCCGTTGTCTTTGCAAACGGTAACGATATAAGGCAACTTGA